AACATCATCGACAACGGTCAGTTCGACGCCGCCCGTGACTTCGTGGCTTGCTGGTGCGCTTACATCGGCCGACCCTGGCCGAAGGGTTGGAGCGCGGAACGACAGTCGCCAGACTTCAACGGTGGCTTCTCCGAGAATGCGTTGAGGCACATGAAGATCCGCTACTGGAACTGCCTGGCGGCAATGGACGTCGTGGACAGGACGATCTATTCCATCGTCAGCGACGTGATCGTCTACGGCAAGATGACCGGACTGGTCGAAGATGTTCTCACCTCTGACATCGTGCGGACAGACGGGGAGTTGGTGGGGCGAGTCATTCCAGTTCGTCCTCACGTCAGAGCAAGGATCGGCCGGTTGACGTGCGGCATTGAGATCATCGGGAACACGCAACACGGCGACTATACCCGTGAAGCCGAGGCGCTGATGTCGACGCTCAGGGCACGCGATAGCCAGACACTGTCCGATCGCATGCAGTCGCATTTGCGTTAAGGCTTTCTTCAGGGGTTTGGGATCACTATAGAAATCGGATGCTCTGAATTGCGCCCGGAGTGCACCATGGCCGGCCGCCCCACTGACTATCTTCCAAGCTTCGATGACCAGGCTTACCGGCTTTGTCTGCTTGGCGCGACCGATGCTGACTTGGCCGGTTTCTTCGACGTCACCGAGACCACCATCAACAACTGGAAGATCGCTCAGCCATCATTTTTTGAGTCCATAAAAAGCGGCAAGCTCCAGGCTGACGCTCACATCGCCCTGAAGCTTTTCAATCGCGCCGAGGGCGCCGAGTGGATCGAAGAGCAGGCGATCAAGATCAAGGTCGGCCAACACGAAGAGCGGGTCGAGATTGTTCAGTTGAGACGTGCAGCGCCTCCTGATACGACAGCCGCCATCTTCTGGCTCAAGAATCGTCAGCCCCGTTTCTGGCGCGACAAAGTCGAAGCCGAGCTGACAGGCAAAGACGGCGCTCCCCTCATACCTACAGCGATCCAGATCATTGGCATCGAACCCCGGACTAACGATCAAGGCGGAGCTACCGAAGAAGGTCTCTGACTGCATCTTTCGGCCGGCCCGTTACAAGGTCTTCTATGGCGGACGTGGTTCGGCGAAAAGCTGGAGCATAGCCCGGGCTCTTGTCATTCTCGCCGCTACCAAGACTGTCCGCGTCCTCTGCGCTCGCGAATTCCAGGCCAGCATCGAGGAATCTGTTCACAAGTTGCTCGGAACGCAGATCGAATTGCTTGGCCTTCAGGGCGCGTTCGACGTCAAGCAGCGCTCAATCGTCTGCACGATCACCGGCTCCGAGTTCATCTTCGAGGGCATCAGGCTCAACGTCCAGAAGATCAAGTCGATGGAAGGCGTCGACATCTGCTGGGTGGAAGAAGCTCAGGTGGTGCCCGAAGCCAGCTGGGCAATCCTCGTCCCGACGATCCGCAAGGCGGGTTCGGAGATCTGGGTCACGTTCAACCCCGACCTCGAAACCGACGCCACCTATCAACGCTTCGTCGCTCTTCCGCAACGCGACAGCATAGTCGTCAAGATCGATCATCACGATAATCCTTGGTTTCCTGAAGAACTCCGCGCCGAGATGGACAATCTCAAAGGCCGCGACTTCAGTTCCTACCTCAACGTCTGGCAGGGCGAATGCCGTAGCCAGGTCAGCAACCCGCTTTGGACCAAAGACACCATCGACGGATGCAGGCTCCCGGCATGGGCGTCCGAAGATGAAAGAGCCGCGCTCGTTCGCAGCTTTCAACGCATCGTCATCGCCGTGGATCCTTCGGGATGCTCTGGCAAAGATGACGAACGTTCCGACGAGATCGGCATCGCCGTGGCCGGGCTGGGGCACGATGGAATTGGCCGTGTAGTGGCGGACGTTTCCGGCAAGTATTCACCGAACGAATGGGCGAGCGTCGTCGCCAAGGCATACACAGACTGGAAAGCCGATCGAGTTGTAGCCGAAAAGAACTTCGGCGGCGCGATGGTCGAGAGCACGTTGCGCACGGCCGCTCCGAACCTTCCCGTGCGTATGGTCGATGCCAGCAAAGGCAAGGTGCAACGAGCCGAACCGATCGCCGCTCTCTATGAGCAGGGCAAGGTCAAACATATCGGTTACTTCCCGGAACTGGAGCGCCAGATGTTGCAGTTCTCAACGTCCGGCTACAAGGGCGCTAAGTCTCCTGATAGAGCGGACGCGGCTGTTTGGGCACTCACGGACCTGATGGCTGCTGAATCCACCACCGGCATTCTCGACTTCTATCGCGGCAAGGCCATTGAGAAAGAACAGCGCGAAGCCGAACTCTGGCTGAAGATTCGCAATTACCTCGATCACGAGGGCAAGGTCACGCCGTTCGGCATGCGGACCGCGCGCACCGAAAATGGATACGGCTGGCAGAAGGGCGCATGGGAAATGCTGCAGGACCGCAGCCAGGCACAGGGATAAGTTGAATGGCAGCAGGCAGCAAGATCACCGACGCTGCCGGTAACGCAGGACGCGCAACCGACCTGTCCCCGTCGCTGGTGCAGCGCGTGGCCCAAGGCGTTCGCTATGTCGTTTCGGGGGTAACCCCGAATAGTTGGTTCGGTCCGATGCAGCCGCTCACACCGGTTGCGCAGGAACAGGCAGTTGGTCGTGTTCTCGATTACCCAACTGGTTACAACCAGCGCACGCAGCCCCGCGAAGGCGAGGCGATCACTTTCGATCAGCTCCGCCACCTTGCGGATTCCTGCGAGATGGTGCGAATCGCGATCGAGACGCGCAAAGATCAGATTTCACGGCTCAGCTGGAATATCAAGCCGCGCGACAATGGCAAGGAGCCCGCGACAAACGCGCCCACCGATCCTCGCATCACGGCCATCCAAGAGTTCTTTCGATTCCCCGACAAGCAGTACGACTGGCCTACATGGCTTCGCGAAGTGATCGAAGACCTGCTGGTTCTCGATGCTCCGGCCATCTATCGCCGCAAGGACGGCAACGGAAAGCCATACGCCTTCAACGTGTTCGATGGATCGAAGATCAAGCGTGTGATCGACGATTCGGGACTCACGCCCCTGCCGCCGAGCCCTGCATACCAGCAAGTGCTTCATGGGTTACCCGCCGTGGATTACACCACGCAGCAGTTGCTTTACATGCCGCGCAACCCGCGCTCGCACAAAATCTATGGCTTTAGCCCGGTCGAGCAGATCGTGATGACGGTGAACATCGCGCTTCGCCGCACGATGGTGCAGCTCTCCTGGTACACCGAGGGCAACATACCGGAAGCTTTGGTCGGATGCCCGCCCGAATGGCTACCTGCCCAGATACAGGAGATGCAGGAACGCTTCGACTCCATGCTGTCCGGCGATCTTGCCGAACGCAGCAAGGCAAAGTTCATTCCCGGCGGCCTGACCGTACAGTTCACCAAGGACGCGCTGCTCAAGGACGAGTTCGACGAGTGGCTTGCCCGCATCGTCTGTTTCGCCTTCAGCCTGCCGCCTACCGCATTTGTGAAGCAGAACAACAGGGCCACGGCCGATTCTGAAAAAGAACGCGCCGAGCAGGAAGGTCTCGCCCCGCTCCAGATGTGGGTGAAGAACCTGATGGACCGGCTGATCGCCGAGGACTTCGGCGCGCCTGACCTGGAGTTCAGTTGGTACGACGACACCAGTGTCGATCCGTTACAGCTCGCGCAGGTGAACAACACTTATGTCGCTGCGGGCATCAAGACGCGCAACGAGGTCCGCAGCGAGCTTGGCCTCGATCCCGTGCCAGAGGGTAATGAAATCACGATCACGGCGGGCAATACAGTCATGCGTCTGTCCGATGCGCTGAACCCGCCAAAGCCAATCGCAGCACCGCCGGGAGATCAACAACTGGATCCGGATAAGCCGGTAGATGAAAACGGCGATGACCCGGCTACCCCGAAGAAAGACAAGCCTGTCGCACCCGAGAAGCGCAAGAAGATTGCGAAAGCGGATACGCCTACGGATGACCGCGACCTCACGCCGACAGACGACAAGACTTCGCACGAAGACGAACTGACGGCTATCTTCGGTACGTTTCTGCGGCGCCAGCGCGACCGCATCGCGGCCCTGATCGGCGGAACGGAACACACCGGACAAACGCCTGATGCGGCGTTCGCAGATGCAGAGACATCCGGCGTATTGAACGCCGACGCTCTGGTTGAGCCAGTCGCGCAGGTGCTTGAGGAACGAGCTGTCGAGGCGTCGCAGGCGGAACTCAAGACCGTGACCGCATCGGCAGGTGTCGAACCGGACGCCACGGCGACAGCCTCACGCCTAGTCAATCAGGAAGCTATCGACTACGCGCACGGTCGCGCAGCCGAAATGGTTGGCCGCAAGCTGGTCGACGGCAAGCTGGTCGACAATCCAGACGCCAAGTACGCGATCACCGACACGACACGCGACGGTCTGCGCAAGCTGATCGAGACCGCGGAAGTTGAAGGTAAGTCCGTTCAGCAGCTCGCGAACGATATCCGCCAGTCCGCGCTGTTCGGCAAGGACCGCGCTAGGCTGATCGCGCAGACAGAGCTTTCGTTCGCCGACAGCAACGGCAACCTGATCGCGTGGAAAGCGTCAGGTGTCGTCACCGGCAAGAAGTCGATCCTCGGCAACGAACACAAGCTGTGCGACCAGTGCGACGCGAATGCAAAGGCTGGGGTGATCGGCCTCGATGCAGCGTTCCCGAGCGGACACCAGTGCACGCCTTTTCACCCGCTCTGCGCTTGCGCAACGGTGCCCGTCATAGCAAAGCCCTAATCCTCTTTTCTCTTCCTGGAGACCGTTTCAATGTCCTACAAATTCCTCGGTCAGCCGAACCAGACCTACAACACGCACATCGGCGCGACCTACACTGCCGACCAGTACGGCGTCGTTACCGTTCCTTTCCTGAACGATCAGGAAGTGATGGATCTGCTGGACACCGGCCTCCTCTCGCTCGGCCTGTCGCAGGCTCGCTCGAACTACACAGCCACCGTCGATCCCACCGCGAGCAACGATAACACACAGGACTACGGCCCGGGTTCGCATTGGTGCAACACCACTAACGGTCGATTCTGGTTTTGCCAGTCCGCCGCGACAGGCGCCGCAACCTGGGCGCTCGCTGTCGTGCCCGGCTCGGGCATAGAGCCATCGAGCAACCTGGAGCAGTTCGGCTCCGGCACTGCCACCATGCTTTCCGAGGGCAACATCTACCACTACGCCAGCGCTGGCCTGAACCCTGCCGGTACGGGTGGGGATTACGTCGTCGGCGTCTATACGATCCCCGCCAATTCGTTCGACGGAATGGCCGGCACCAATCGTGGCGTGAGCTTCAACGCATTCGGTGGCTTTGCCGCGAATGCCAACACCAAGCGCGCGAAGATCTTCTACGCTCCGACAACGGCCGTCGTCGGCTCCGTTATCTCAGGCGGCACCTTGCTTGCCGATACGGGCGCCTACTCCACCAATGGCGCTGTCGGCTGGAACCTCTCCGCGCAGGTGTTCAAGTACGGCGCTGCCGGTTCGAACACGCAATACGGACAGTGCACCGGCATCATCATCGGCACCACGCACGGCGGCATGGGCGCTCCCTTGGCCCTGACCGCCAACGAGAGCGCGCCGATCCTGGTCGCGGTAACGGCCAACGCCACCACTGCCGCTACGGATATCACCCTGAGCTCGCTGCAATGCAACGCGATGAACTAGCGTCCCGACAATGACTCCACGCTACACCGCAGGCGTGTGGGACTACGACATCGGCGACATGATCCACATGCCCGATTCGGTAACGGTCCACGAACAAGACAAAGGCCCTGTGTTTACGGGCCTGTACGACAGCCAGGGCGTACCGCTCTACCGCCATCAGCCGACCGTCAGGATCGGCTTTCACTTGAAGGACTAACACATGAAGCTATTCGTACCCTTCGACATCTCGAAGGCAGACGATGCCGAACGCATCGTGGAAGGCTACGCCTCGACCGAGGCGCTCGACAGCCAGGGTGAGATCGTAACTCGCAAGGCCATGGAAAGCGCACTGCCGGACTGGCTGAAGTTCGGCAACATCCGCGAGATGCATCAGCCCAGCGCCGTCGGCGTCGCCATGACTGCCGAGCACGATGACAAAGGGCTCAAGCTCTGCGCCAAGATCGTCGACCCGCTCGCATGGGAGAAGGTCAAGGAAGGCGTCTACAAAGGGTTCTCGATCGGCGGTCGAGTCACCAATCGCGACAAGGTCAACAAGTCGATCATCACCGGCATTCATCTGACTGAGATCAGCCTGGTCGACCGGCCCGCAAATCCCGAAGCCCTGTTCGATGTCTGGAAGGCCGAAGGCGGCGCACCGGGCGAGGAGATGCGCAAGGGCATGCTGGCCGTGCAGATGCTCGCCAACATAGTCGATCAGGTCAGCCGACTCGCCACCAAGAGCAAGATCGAGGAAGACAAGGAAAACGACACCGACTCGACCGTTCCGGCCTCGCTTCAGGACGCCATGAACCAGCTCGGCAGCATCCTCCAGGACATGGTCGAGGAAGAGACGGCCGAACTCGCCGAAGGCGGCTCAGGCCCCGGCGATCCCTACTGCGATTCGCTCTACCTCAACGCCAACAATGTCGACGTGGAGAAAAAGGACTACTCCGAAGCTGAACGCAAGGACATGACCTCGGATGGCCGTGCCATGCCCGATGGTTCCTTTCCGATCGCCAACAAAGACGATTTGGAGAACGCCATCCAGGCTGTCGGTCGTGCCAAGGACAAGGAAGCGGCCATGGCGCATATCAGGAAGCGCGCCGAGGATCTCGGACTGGAAGATATGATCCCCGACACCTGGAAGACTGACGAGCCTGTCGATCTGGAAAAGAAGGGCAAGCGCAACAGCAACTCCGACCAGAAGAAGCTGAACGATGCGCACGACGCCATCGTTGCAGCCGGCGCACAGTGCGATGCCGCCAAGCACGAAGCCACTGCCGATCTCAGCAAGGCACAGGACGATCTGGCACAGTCGGCCATTGAGATCGCCAAGCTGCACACCCAGATCGCAACCGAACAGGCCGCAACGGCCGAACTGACCAAGGCCCGTGACGACGCGACCGCCGCACTCGCAGACCTGAACAAGGCTCATACCACCGTTGTCACGGAACGCGAAGATCTCGCCAAGCAAGTCGAAACCCTGACCACCGAGAAAGCCGCGCAGGCCGAGGAACTCGACGCCCTGAAGAAGGAAGTCGAGGAACTGAAGGCCAGGCCGGAACCGATCAAGGGCAAGTTGCTCTCGGTCGGCAAAGGCGACGACATCACGGCAAATGCCGCAACAAAAAGCGCAGCGGCTCAGGCCGTTACCGCGCCTCAGGAGAAGTGGTTCAGCGCCCGCCCGCAATAGAACCATCGACCAGCTCGCACCGCTACGCACCACCACACAGCCCGCCATCAGAGCGGGCTTTTTCTATGGAGACCTGACAGATGCACGAAAACGTTACCGCCGAAACCCTTGAGATGTTCAAGGGTATCTGGGCCAACCCGATCGTGGGCGGCTCGCCCAATGATCCGCTCGCGAAATCATTCACCACCGGCACCGGCCTTGTTGCCTACGACCTGCAGCCCAAGGCGTTGCAGCTCTACCCGGTCATCACGCCGCTGCGCAACAAGCTGCCGCGCATCGTGAACGGCAGCGGCACAGCTATCCACTGGAACGCCATCACCGGGATCAACACCGCCAACATGGCGCTGGGAATTTCCGAAGGCAACCGCGGCGGTATTCCGACGACGGCTACCCAGAGCAACATGGCGCAGTACAAGTCGTTCGGCATGGAAGAAAACGTGACCTTCGAGGCCGATTACGCCGCGCAGGGTTACGACGATGTGAAGGCCCTGGCTGTCGAAGGACTGCTCCGCGCCGTCATGATCGATGAAGAGAAGCTGATCATCGGTGGCAACACCAGCGTTCAACTTGGAATCGCTCCGACCCCGACCCTTGTTGCCTCCGGCACTGGCACACCTCTGACCGCTGTCCCTTACACGGTCCAGGTCGCGGCCCTGACGCATGC